TAAATCTTAATTCATATTCTTCTTCTATTTTTGTTGCATGTTCTAATGCCCAATTAAAATTAGAAAGACTATTTCCAACCCAAATTGTCATAGGATGTTTTTCATAGGCAGGTTTGTATAATTTTTCTAACTTACCTGCATATCGTTGAACAGCAGTTGATAACATTTGACAAGTTTCTAATAGCATTTTTGGTATATGTTTGTCACACATATACTCTGCTGATAAATTTGGATTTTTATCTAAAAAAAATATGTTCATAATAGTTTCCTTATTTCATCTGTTGTAAAATATTTTAAGTCTTCGTCAAGTATTTTTACTTCCGACTTAACATAATAGCATAATTTTTGGTGTATGTCAAATGCTTTTGAAGTTGCGTCTCTGTCTAATGCTACAACAACATTTTTAAATTGTTTAAGTATAGGAATATAATCATCGGGTAATGATGTACCAAGTAAAGCTACACCTGTTATAATATTAGATACAGCACAAGCACTAGCACAATCTTCTACTAAAATTGCCTTGTCAGATTTACCACAAATAAATGGGTGGGATTTATCTCCATACATAAACCATTTAGGATAGATTGCCGAAGATAAACCCCTGCCAACAGCACCCACAATGCCATTGTTCTTTTTGCGTATGATAAATACAATTCGTTCTTGTTTTGGGTCGTAATATAATTTAGCTAACCCTCGTGCCATTGCCTCATAACAATTATTATCTTCAATGTATTTAATACATTTTTTATTTGCATACACAGAAGTAAAATAATCTGGAACAGTAAATGATTTTTTAGGAATGTCTGATTTTGGCATGACCGATGTACGAATATCGTCCATTGTTTTTTCTTGATTGGCTGAACCTTTGGCATTACAAGACGCATGGAAACAATACCATGATAATTTACCCTCTCTATTATGTGCTGAAAATGTGTTAGTATTGTGACAGAATGGGCAATCCATTCTTGTATCTGTATCTACAGGAATTTCTAAACTTTTAACTGTTTCTATTTGGCTGTGGTAATTCATAAGAATTGGTTGTATAGCATACTTTTAAATGTATGTCAAGTGCTAAATCACCCCACCCTACGTATTTAGCTTTGCCAACTCCCCTGTGGTACACTTCCCTTACTGCCATGAAAGAAAAACATACTGTCGACTAGGTCAGCCCCTAACTCTTAAGTTTATGTGAGTGGGGAGTGTGTATATTAGTTATCTGCAAAATAACTGCAACTCCTTGCCCACTCATTTATAATAATATATCATGTTTTTAATGATAAGTCAAGCTCAATATATATCTTAATTGCATTTTAAATTTTTCCTTTCTTTTAATGTTTGTGGTAGCTGACATTCTTTACCTCCTTACTCCAACAGGCACGACAATCCATACATTTATTATCTTGAAATCTAGATGGACAATCATGACCAATAGGTTTTGTTTTATGGTTGACAGTTGAAGTATAATCAAATGACTTCAATGGCTCTCCATCAATCATAGGTGCAGATACTCTTACCATAAGATTATCTGGAAACTTTTTATATATTTTTTTGTAGTCTGATACTATCTTAACTTCTCTTGTTGGTAGCCAATGTTTTATAGTTGGTGTTTTATTACACACCATAACTATTTTTTCTAGCATAGCCATACTAACTAAATCACCACTATCAAACCATCTAAAGTAGCCAGATTTTTTGGCGTAATGATTTATCATAAATGACATAGCATCAACAAATGCAGTCTTTTTAAACGCCTTAAATCTTTTTTCTAAACCTTGCTGTACACTAGGATATAAATAATTACCTTTAAATGCATAGCACCCATGACAAGTAGAGCCAACTACTTTGCGTAGTCTAGCTCCTGTTATACAGCGTTTTGCAGGGGTATTATATGTAGGACATGGCATTTTACCTGCCCTACCTAGTCTACCAACTTGTTCTGTTGCCTCTTTTAAGTTCATTGTTTTCCACCAATAGTTGTTTATAATCTTTTAATAAATTTTGATACTGTGTTTTGTATCTATGCTTTAAAAGCATTTGCTTTCTCCACATTAGTTTTAAGTTATCAATTTTTTTATACATATTTATTATACTAAATCTCATTTGTAACCTCATATTTTCCTTGACAAGTTTGCGAATCCATGATATATGGGACTTCCTGTCCCCGAGGGGTATATACATATATTCATTTATTATTATATAATATACTATTGTTGGGGCTGAGTCAATAAGTAGTCAATAATTTCTTTTAATTTAGATTTGTAGTTTGGATTTTCTGCATAAGAATCTAACTCATCAATTAATTTATTAATATTAATATCATCAGCAAACCACTGATTAAATAATTCTGTTTGAAATGATTCATATATTGTATGAGTTGTTAATAATTCCATATAATGATTTACACTATCGCATTGTGTAAGATATGTTTTTACCATTACATCTTTATTTTCTAATGCGTGTAAATGTGGTTCGGTTTCATTATACTCTCTAATGCCAAAATAATTATTTCCTTCAATAGCAAATCTACTTCTACCCCAATTAGATTCAAACGCAGATTGTGCTATTACTAAATACACAGGCAATCTATTTGGAGAATCTACTATTGCATTATATTCAATAGCACATTTAGTTATTTTATTTATAAATTGTGTTTGATAATCTTGTAAATCTGTTAAATGTATTTGACATAATACTAAAAATGTTGCACAAATATGGCTTATCATTTTTTACTCCTCTCATCTATTATTTTTCCTATTACAAACACCATAAGTGCAATACCTAATAGCGTAATTAAAATTAATCCTAATAATATATTAGTCATGTTTACCTCAATTCATCTGCATATTCTGTTACTAATTCTTTTATATCGTCTTTATCAACAAATTTAGTATAGTTTTCAAAAGGTGATACAACTTTATCCCACACATTATCAACAATACTTTCAATAGTATCGCCATCATAGTGTGTAGCAATTTGTGGATATATTTCTTCTAAACAATTTTCTCTTTGTTGTTCGGCGTATCTTTCATATTCTGCATCACTCACGATTTATTACCAAGCATTTGTAATGCAATTTGTGGACTACACTCAGCTAATTCCCACATAATTTTATCAGATTGCTCTTTATTTTTTTCTATTATTTCTAAATTGCCATTTTCTACTTTGATTTGATTAGTAGCTGTATATTTTTTAATAGTATCTTGTAAATTCATTTTATTAATAGTACTCATAGGTATCTCCAATTAATTATAGTTACACTATATATTATATGCTATATAACGTCAAGGTAATTCTAAATTTATGACCGATATGGCACAGCCTAAGTCCTTGACATATAAGTATTATTAGTTTATAGTGGTAACATAATTAACCAAAGGAAAAGTTATGGCTAAAACAATGCTAAACCAAACTATGAGCAGACCTATATTGTATGAGTATGCTCAAGAACAAATCGCTAAGACACCTAACAAGTGGGCAGGTGAAACAAAAAAAGCAATTCAAGAATTTCTGGCTACCTTACCAAAAATAAAAAAGATTGTTATAGATAAGATTAGCACCCTTACACCTCAAGAAGATTTAGATGTTCTTGCTAAGTATGATATGACTGAGCAAGAATCTTGTTTCTGGTTTACTGATACGGATACAGAAAATGCAAGACAAGATAAACAATCTATCTATGCAAACTTTTCTTGTAAGGGGTATGGCTATTATAACTATGGCTCATCAAGGCGTGAGGTAGGTAATTTATCTACTGATGATTTGATTGCCTTGTATTATGAGGACATGGTTGCTAATGGTATTGATGTTGTCAAGTACAAGTTTGTCAAAGATAATGATTGTGATTACAATGGTAAACGTATGAATACTTATCACAAAGAAATACGAGATATACAAGATAAGATAGATGCATATCAAAAAAAGTTCTTTGATGATAATGATTTGACTATGTCCTTTACTGTACCAAGAAGTAATAGTTCTTGTCATCAACGAGCAAGACTTATTACATCAGAACAGTTAGCTGTCTTTGATGATTACTTATCTAAACTTGAGCGAGTGCATTTGAAATGGCACAAGCACTATGAACAGATGAAAGAAAAGTTTAAGGCATATGCAGAACTCATTCGTTCTTCTAAAAACCTTGAGCAAGTCATTGAGAAATGGTCTGAAGCTGAAAATGTACGCCACAAAATTACAGGCACAGGTACAGCTTTGGCTTTATCATCTATATCTGAAAATATTATACAACAGGATATGGCAGAGCGTAAACTTGCTAATACTGTTGCTGTTGTTATTACTAACACAGAAAGTGTAGGTGCATAATGTACTCAAGAGAATTTGATACAGGTAATCCAGATGTTGGGTGGAGTGAAGGCTCTACCTACCACTATAAACCAGATGAGCACCCCTTAGAAGTAGAATTTATTTTTGAAGAAATTTGTAATTTATATCATGAGAGTGGTTCAGCAGGAACAGCTTACTCTATCAGTATACAAAAAGATTTAGGTAATGGTAGAACAAAAGAATTTTATGGTATTCATCTTCATGTATCTGATTGGCTTAGAATGTCACGAAGAGAAATAAATAGAGCAAGGCAAGGACTTGAACCTACTAGATACTTAGCTCAACGAGCAAGAACTATTTATTGGGTAAATCCTACATTGTGCAATCCTGTAATTGATTCTTCTCAATATACAGCAAGTACAAAAGCAAATCAAAATAAGATGGTGGCTTGACATACACACCCATATGTGATATAACTTAATAGTTAATATATGTAGTGCGAGGGATAGTCGTTAGTGTATTATCCCTCGATTTATTTTAAACAAAGAGAACAAGATGAACTATTTTATAATGGAAGTAATTAGATACGAGAGTAAAAACATTGCACCTTTTTATTCTGTTTTAACAACTTGCGATAATGCAGAAAAAGCAATCAAACTACAAAAATTATATGCCAGTTTGCATAAAGAAAAAAATCCAAGTGATAATAAAACAGAATTTTGGATTGTATCTAAGGTAGAAGTTACAACAGGTTTTACTGATGAAACTAAGGAAAAGGTGGCATAATGAATGAAGATAATGCTCAACAACAAGCAATAAAACGATTTAGAAAAGAGGGTGAATTAAATGTAGCCCTTGATTATTTATGTCGTGCAACAGGTAGAGATATTTTTGTAATGCTTCCAGAAAATGTAGAGGAACGCAATCCTTATCTTATTGAGGAAATAAAAAAAACTGTGGAACTATTATAATGGTTTGGGATTATGCGTATGGTAAAAAATATAGAACAGCCAATAAAAATAAAATTAAAAATTATATGACTACTTATTATGAAAAAAATAAAGAACATATAAAGAATAAAAGAAAACTATATTACACACAAAACGCAGAAAATATACGAGAAAAAACAAATTTGCAACGAGCAAATAATAGAGAAAGGTCAAGAGAAATTAGAAATAGATGTAAGCCAATAACACCAGAACAAAAATTAATTAAAAGTATAAGAGGAAGAATGTATGATATATTTTCACGAGGACAAATAATAAAAACTAAAAAAACATTAAAGTTATTAGGTTGTTCTCAAAAATTTTTAAAAGAACATATTGAAAAGCAATTTAAAGATGGTATGTCGTGGAAAAATTATGGAAAATGGCATATTGACCACATAATTCCTATTAATTATTTTGTAAAAAAATGTAATTTTAAGCTAACAAAAACACAAAAAAAATGCTTTAATTACAATAACTTACAGCCAATGTGGGCATATGATAACTTGCAAAAAGGAAGTAGATTATTATGAGTAAATATAAAATAATAAATAATGGCATGGGTGATTTTTTTGTCAGAGAAAAAACAAGAACTTATACAAATGTTAGGTGGATGACTATAGAAAATACTATTGATAAATTTAGTACACTTGAGGAAGCAAGAAAAAAATATCCCACAGCAATAGTATCTAATGCAGGACAAGAGTGGTTTGATAACCTAGCAAGAAAACAAAATATGCCAAGTAATGGATAACTAATTCATCTCTCCTTGAAGATGATACTAACCCCTTCTATTAATTTAGTGGGGGTTTTTTAATGCCTTGACACAGGCGTAAGTATATGATATTATAGGATAATTATTAAAGCTAAAATAATTTTTATTCAAGTGGGTGGTCGTTTGTGTATCACCCACAAATTATAATCAAGGAGAATATTATGGCTCAACAATTATCATTTGACTTCATGCGAAACATTACAGGTAATCATGGTACGAAATACATGCCTACTACTACACTTGGAGAGATTCAAGATACTATAACTAAATTACATGGAGAAATAGAAACTCTCAAAAAATCATATCGTGCTGTTAAAGAAGTAGGCGTTGTTATGAGAGAGGAGCTTCAATCTGTTGATGAGATTATGCCTATAATACAAAAATGTTTAGGTGATACATACACAGAAGAAGATAAGAATAAAGTTATAACCTTTGTCAACGATTACTTAGATGTTGCGTAATGGGTAGTGATTTAAGAATACAACCTGCTATTGACAATGGCGACTTACCATCAGATTGGCAAATCTGTAATACTTGTAGAGGTAATGGACATCATAAAAGAATTGACCAAAGAGTTCTTGAGGGTTGGGGCGAAACTTCTTACATTTATGAAAATTGTGAAGATTGCGAAAGAACAGGCAAGATTGACCTCAGTAAGAAAAAAAAACCTTACTATGATGATGATTGGCTAGAAGAAATTGCTATGGAAGAAGGTATGCTCGGTGGTATTAACGCATACAATGAAGTCAAAGGTTATTAAAAGTTTCATTGTTCCTCCCAAATAATGAAAGAAACCCCCTTGCAATATAGGGGGTTTTTATTTAACAAAATCAAGGAGTTAAGTATGAAACATTTACTATTTAAATTACTATGGAAATCATGGTTATATATTCATGATGATGTGTATTCATCTAAAACAGATTATTGGTGGGTTGGTGCTACACATTCAAAACCAAAAAACTATGATTGGGCTGAACCTTGTGAGTCTGGTGATGGCTCTAGTCATTATCATACTTACTTAGATAAAAGACTAGATTATAAAATAAGAAGAAAATTACATTTATGCTGTAAAGCTAATCACAATAAAATATATAATGGTCGTTGGCAAAACATGTGCCATAAATACGAAACTTTTATTAGATGGTTAGAATTTAAATTAAACTATTGACCTAACAAGTTAAATGTAGTAATGTATACATATAACAAACAAAAGGAGATGTTATGCAAAGTGATGTGACTGCCATTGTATCTCTAGGTATAATCTTTGTATTAGGATTTATTGTATTTGTAGTATAGAGAGTGGCAAAATAAAAACCCCCTTGATTAATTTCTTGGGGGTTTTTTAATGCAAAAGACTAAAGCGAATATTAGTCGAGTATGACCGATAACGAATATTTTTCGAGTATGCCTAGACACAATAATAAAAATAATATACTATAAATCTATAATAAAATTACACGCATAACAAAACACATTTGATATGCAAAAAACGCATAACTAAAGAATTGAGGAAAAATAATAAATTATGAGAAAATGCTTATATTTCAATGACTTATCATCAGGCTATTATCCTTTAATTAAATAATTGAAATATAACACTTTTTAGAAATATTTAGTTTTCTAAGGTTATAGCCATAAATTATAAAAAATGGTATAAAACCTTATGTTTTTAAGAAATGATTTTTTAAAAATAAATAACCCTTTTTTAAAGGAAAAAATATTATGAATAAAAAAGTATCAGCACTAGAAAAAGCTAGTGAAAAACTTGGCACTATTGCCCTTGATGTATATGCTTGGTTTAATCAAAAACATAAAGACGATAATAAGAATAGAAATTTATTTATTTCTGCAGTTTATGATTATCTAAAAGTTTTAGAGGTTGCCGACAGTAATTCAGACAATCATTCATTCAAGCAATTATCTGATTTAATATGGTCGCTTGTAGGCTTACAAGAAAATGAGCATAACAATTCTTATTTTAGAAAATTTGCAAATGTATGTGTAAAGGGTGGCTTGTTATTACATTGGCAAGATATAAAAAAAGAAGATGATAATAATATTTGTTTGCAAGATTTACATTTTGCAAAAAAAGATAAAGTGACTTGGAAAAAAACTTTTAAAATTAAAGATAAAAAAAGAATTTCTTTTAGACATCAAATTTTAAAAGGTGATTTAGTAATTCCATATTCTATATTAGAACCAATGGTAGCAGATAATAAAAATGATAAAGTAGAAAATGATGACCCTACTCTATTATTGGTTGGCAATGATAATGTTAATAATCTTTATAAAAGATTTAAAGATATTACAAGCCAAGAGTTATCTGATGATATTGAAGCAGATAAAACGCCAGCGATTTCAAGTCTAATTGATGCTATGAAAGTATTAAATGAAGAATTTTTAGACTTAACCAAAGATGACAATAAAACAAGGTCGGCAATGGTTGATAAAGATTTTTCTAAGCACTTTAAAACATTACAAGAAAACATCTTGGCAATTAATACTATCAATCAAGATTTAAATATTGATGATGCTAAAGGTGGCAAAAATGATTATTGGAGTAATCAAAAAAAAGCTGATGCAAAATTAGTTGGTAAGGCTCAACTAACAGAACTTAAAAAAACAATGGAGGGTAAATAGTAATGACAATAAAACTTAATGACAGAGTAAAAGAAAATAGAACAAATAAGATTGGTATTGTTAAAGATATTAATGAAACTAAAACTAGATACTTGTTAGATTTTCCAGATAATTCTTTCGGTTGGTATAGCATTAAAGAAATTGAATTGACCAATATGGCTACTAAATAAATAACTAAACCATAAACCCAAAGCCCTTTGATTAATTTCATAGGGCTTTTTTTACGTCCTGATACTTTCATATATGAACATCAGGCATTCATATATAAAACTTAATGTACTTTCATATATGAACATCAGGCATTCATATATAAAACTTAATATATTTTTATAGCTGTAAATATTATTTTAATTATACTTTTATTTTTATTGAAAGTTATTTTTGTAAACTTAATAGATATATTTTATTATGCTCGGTCATGCCTTTTTATAACTGTTAATTACTTTTAATATTTTTTTAAATGACTTTTATTATATTACAAAGGGGATGCAGGAGGCATAGGGGGTGGGGTGTACTTCATATACGTGCTCAACCTAAAAATTCATAATAAGTTTGTTAACTACTATTGGGCTGTACCCCTAATGTTCCTCGACCATACCTTAAAGTACCCTTAAGGAGTACCTATGTGTATACGTAAGGGGGGCTTGGGGGGTATCTTATACCTATTATACCATGTATTTTAGATTTGTCAAGCATAAAATAAATTATTTTGTAAATAATGTAAAAAAATATAAAAAAAGACTTGACAAAATTGTAATATGTTGTATAATAGTAGTTATATGTTTATTTAAAGGCAAGGTAGCACACTTACACGATATACTTATACGAGGCTATTCGTCCAAATAAACATATACTATCTCATTGGTGGGAGGGGAACTCACCACACGACAAACACGAGTTCCAATTTAACATCAATGGGAACAATACAGTTTTCCCTATTGATTTCTATACGCATATCTTAGGGAGAACAAAATGACAACAGAACACATGATTACAGAACTAGCAGATACAGTAAAACATCTTAAAAAAGATGTAGAATCTCTCAAAGAAGACAAGGATTACTTGTATAGAAAGCTTGAGAAGGCTTATGATGATAGAATAGAGCTACGTGCTGAAAATAGTAGGCTAAAAAGCCCTGTAAACTACAATATTGAAGAAGAGGATTGCATTGCTTGCAGTGCATAAAAGATAAACATGGCATACACATACGCAAAACCAACAAAAAAGGTAAAAACAAAGGAATCTTCAGAGAAAGAAGACAAGTACAACCCTAAATCTAAGGCTAAGAAGGGTAGAACCGCTCGTGGTAAGTACACATTGCCTAAAAAAGGATTCATGAGATAATGTTTCAAGCAGTATTAGCAGGAACTATATGGACAGCTATAAGAAGTGCTGCTCCTATTGTTATAAAACAAGCTATTAAAAAATATGGCATCAATGCTGTATCAAAAGTAGCAACAAGAAATGGCACAGTTATTAAAAAAACAAAAGATGGCTTTAAACTTGATAAGTTAGGAAAGGCTACTAAAAATTCCGGTGTAAAAGATAAAACTAAAATTAAAACAGATAAAAAAGTAAAAACAAAAAAAGATACTAAGACTACTACTACCACAAAAAAAACATATGAAAAGCAAGGCCCTACAAAACCTAAAGATATTAAACCGGCAAAAAAACCTTCATGGTATAATAAAGAATCAGCATTTTATTCCGGAGCATGGAATAAAATTCCTCAAAAAGTAAAAGACGCTATTACTTTAAATTATAAATACACAGGTAAAAATCTACCTCCTGTTACTAGAACTATAGTTAAAGGTGGTGTTTATAGCGGAGCATTAGCAGGTGGTGAAAAAGCTATAAATATGGGAACAAAATTATTTTCTGGCAATAATAATAAAAAAAGTACAGATATTACAAATGAAATAACTAGTAGTGGCAATACTACTGGCAATACAACATCACAAGTTGCAGGAGCAGGAACTGGTGAAAATGTGTATAATAGATTTGTAGCCGCTCATAATTCTGCTATGGCTAGCGGTAGACCAAGCTTTGATTTTGATGGAAAAGTACATTATGTAGGCCCATCAAAACTGCAAGAATTTTAGTGGCCAGAGATTATAAAAGAGAATACGTTACTTACGACTCAAAACCTAAACGAGTAAAGGCAAGAGTTGCTAGAAATAAAGCTAGACGAATAATGAAGAGAGCAGGACTGGCTAAAGTTGGTGATGGGAAAGATGTGCATCATAAAGATAATAATACACAAAACAATTCCAGAAAAAATCTGACAATGCAAGCTGCAAAAAAGAATAGGTCTTATGCAAGAACTAAAACAGGGAAAATGAAAAAATGACAAAAAAAGGTTTATACGCAAATATCAATGCTAAACGAAAAGCAGGTACAAGTAATACTAAAGCTAAATCTACTATTACTCCTAAAGCATATGCAAATATGAAAGCAGGCTTCCCTAACTCTAAAAAAAATAAAAAGGCATAATTATGACAAAAAAATTAAAAGGCAATCAAAAAAAATTAGATGCAAACAAAGATGGCAAGATAAGTAAAGTAGATTTTAAAATATTAAAAAATAAACCTAAAGTAAGGAAAAAAAACTAATGAAAGGCGTACCTCATTATCTACCCAGTGGTAAAGAATTTAAAGGCAAGACACATAAAATGCCAAATGGCACTTTACATACTGGTGTTAAACACACAAAAAATTCACAAAAACTAACACATAAGAAACCGAAGAAAGCTAAAGCTTAATGGTATTAAAAAAATATCAAAGTAAAACGGGTGGCTTAAACGAAGCGGGCCGTAAACATTTTGAATCTAAAGATGGTGGTAATTTAAAAGCACCTGTAGCAAAAGGTAAGAATCCTAGAAGGGTTTCTTTTGCCGCAAGATTTGCAGGAATGAAAGGGCCTATGAAAGATTCTAAAGGAAGACCAACTCGTAAGGCGTTGGCACTTAAAAAATGGGGCTTTGGCTCTGTAGCAGCAGCTAGAACGTTTGCTCAAAACAATAAAAAATCATAATGCCTTGTACAAATTGTGACCATGAATGTCATTGTAGTAATGGCGGAGAATGTTGTGGTGGAAATTGTAAATGTAAATCTTGTGAGCATCCAATTGCTTATGAACCTCATAACGCCTAATGCCAACATATCAATACTACCATAAAAAGAAAAAAGAATATTTTACAGAAAATTTACCTTTTCATAAAAGAAAAAATCCTTGTAGAGACCCTTTTGTAGAATTAACTATTACTGCACCTAACATTGCTATATTGTCTGATAGAGGGGGCAAAGAAGATAAACTAAGAGAACAACTTTTATCTACAGCAGAAGCAGGATACAAAGAACGAGAGATTAAAGAAGAGTTAAAAATTATACCGGAGTCTCCAGAATGGAAAAAAGAAAAAAGAGTAAAGAAGAAACAAAAAAGTCAGTGGCTGTAAAAAAAATTAAAGCTAAACCTAAAGTTGAATTAAATCATTTAGGATATCCTGTTAATGACCCTTATGGATTAGTAGCAGCTTTTTGGAAAGCATTTGGATAATGGTAACCTACGTATGGCAATACTATTGGGGATACGATTATTTAAACAACAAAGTAAAAAACATTTACTATGGCCCAAAGCTAGACTGGATGAAAGAATTTAAAAATGACACTACTACCAGAAACAAAAAAAGACAAAGTACTAACAGCTCAACAAGAAAAATTTCTTGACGCATTATTTGGAGAAGCTAATGGTAATCCAAAACACGCAGGCGAAATAGCAGAGTATGCAGAAGGTTCATATACCTACGCAATTAAATCTCTAAAATCAGAAATTATACAAAGAGCAGAAACAGTACTTGCCGCACATTCACCTAAAGCTGTTATGGGTTTAGTTAGTGGATTAGATGCAGATGGAAGCCTACCACAAGCAAACATTCGTATTGAAGCGGCTAAACAAATACTGGATAGAGTAGGTTTAGGTAAAAGAGAACAACTAGACATTAACGCAAAAGTAGCACACGGAATATTTATATTACCACCAAAAGATGACATCATTAATGGAACAGCCAAATCAATTTCCGAGCCGGAGGCGTAAGTCTCGAGTTATACCATTTGGGTATAAAAAATCGGAAACGGATGATAAAGTATTAGAACCAATTCAAGAAGAGCTAGAAGCTTTAGAACAAGCAAAAGTTTATTTAGATAATTCATCTTATAGAGAAGTTGCCATTTGGGTAACTAAAAAAACAGGACGTTATATTAGCCATGTAGGTTTATTGAAAGCGATTAATAGGTACTAATGTGAATGATATACCTCCTCCAAAATTAAAGTCGACACAGGGAAAGAAAAGAGAAAAAAAACCTGTTGCTTCTTTAGCTAAAGCTAGAGAGTCTGCAAGACTATCAGTTAAAAAACAACAAGATAAATTAAGTAAATTAAAAAGTAAATTACAAAATGCAACTCGTGTTGCACAAACAAAAAAAGAAAGTTTAAAGCAAATAGATAAAGCTTTAGATGGAAAAGAAACAACAGTTATAGATAAACAGATTTTAGAATCTGTACCGGATAATGTTCGTGAGCATGTAAATAAACAAGATGTTATATTTGAGCCTAATGAAGGCCCACAAATGCAATTCTTGGCTTCATCAGAAAGAGAAGTGTTTTATGGGGGTGCTCGTGGTGGAGGTAAATCTTACGCCATGTTAGTAGACCCACTTCGCTATTGCACGAAAGCTGCTCATAGAGCACTCTTAATACGAAAAACGATGCCAGAGCTTCGTGACATGATTACACACTCTCAGCGATTGTATTCTAAAGCATATCCCGGAGCTAAATGGCGAGAACAAGAAAAAGAATGGAGATTTCCATCTGGTGCTCGTATTGAATTTGGTTATGCAGATAACATGACAGATGCTTTGCGTTATCAAGGACAATCATATACATGGATTGGAATAGATGAATTACCACAATATCCTACTCCCGATATATTTAACTTTCTCCGTTCTTCTTTGCGAAGTGTAGACCCGACTATACCTGTGTATTTACGAGCAACAGGTAATCCGGGTAACGTTGGCTCTCAATGGGTAAAAGAAATGTTTGTTAATCCAAACACACCTAACAAACCTTTTTATATTAATATTGAAACACCAGTAGGTGTAAAACAAATATCAAGGCGGTTTATACCGGCAAAATTGGAAGATAATCCATACTTAATGCAGACAGATGATTACTATGCAATGTTATCATCATTACCAGAAATACAACGAAAACAATTCTTAGAAGGAGATTGGGATGCTTTTGAAAATTCATCATTTCCAGAATTTAATAAAACTATCCATACTGTTGACGCTTTTGACATACCTAAGAGTTGGTCTAAATTTCGTGCTTGTGATTGGGGCTATTCTAGTCCTGCCTGTTGTTTATGGTTTGCTGTTGATTGGGATAACAATCTATGGGTTTATCGAGAACTTTATACAACAAGAGTAACAGCAGATAGATTTGCTAAAATGGTTATGGATTTAGAACAAGGTGAATACATAAAATATGGTATACTTGATTCTTCTACATGGGCTAGACG